CTCCTTTTTGATTACTCGGGTTTTCAAAAGGGATGGAAGAAAATGAAAAAGGAGCTCCGAAAGGCAGCATTTCTGAGACAGAAATACTTGCCTGACGAAGCGTTCATTCGGAAGATGTCTTGGGTTAAACCTGTCATTGACAAGTATAACCAGACATCGCAAAACAATTCCAAGGCAAAGATGTTTCGCGTTTGTGCGTTCACACAAACGCGAGCAACTGGCCTTGCTGACAAAAAGATGGTAAGTGACACCATTGATGAATTCATCAATGAGGTCACTACCAAAAAAGAATTCAAACCCGATGTCTTCCTTCAGGAAGCCATCGAGTTTGTATGCGAAGAAATTGCCGTGAACGCGCAGGGGTACTCACCTCATTTTAGAGTGAGCATGAGTACCTCTGCGTGTACGGAAACACGTAAAAAGGACGAGGGGAAATTTGGCCATTTGAAACGAAGGTTTCGAAATGGTGACATTCCTCCTCTACCGAACTTCGGTCCTGACAACACGGGAGGCCAGATTGGTAATCTGGTCTTCCGTGAAGGCAGGAAAATGATCAGATCTAGTGACCCGTCCATTTGGAAAACAAATGTGGCGGGCATTAGAGAGAACGGAAAATGTAGAGTGGTTACGGCCGGGTCCTTCTACAAGGACGCCGTACTGCAACCATTCTCACATATGACTATAGAGGCTGCGAAATGTGTCCCACTTTTGAGGGATTCATTCCGGGCCGCTAGACTCGGTTACAAGTTCGTCGAATCGATCAATCACCTTGATCCGGTTCGAGGCGAACTTCTGTTTGAAGAAGAGGTCTACGCCGCTTCGTTCGATTGGACGAAAGCGACGGACAGACCGACTCACGAATCTGCACATCTGACGATGGGTACACTCTTGAAAAAGATGAACACACCGAAGGATGTAATTGAGGACATATTATCAATTTGGCCTGGCCAAAAGGATATTTATGTTAACAATCAATACAAAGGTCGAATGATCAACGGGATCCCCATGGGGGATCCGTTGACAAAGACCAACTTATCTATGGCCCACCCCATTTGCGAGCGATACGCAAATGTGGTGGTCGGTAGACTACCAGGAACGGGAGCAGGTAACGGCGATGATGGCATCGAAGTTAAGTGCGGCCCGAAAGCTAAGGATTGGATAGCCGCATTCCTAGAAGCCGCAAGGCAACTAGGGTACGACTTATCCGAGGACGACTACTTCGTAACACGTGATTGGTTCACGTATTGCGAAGAAGTCGCGATGATTCCGATAGACAGGTTTCACACGGTGGCGAACGCCAACCGTTTGAAAACTGACAAATTGATGCCGTATCTTGACGTGCCTAAATTTAGGCTCGTCATAGATACGAAAAAGGACAGAAGAGACTTCTCATCTGATCCTAAGGGGAAATACACCCTCTTAGGAAAAGATATGGAGTACGTAAGAAAAGGCGGAGAACGCCACGTACAGTTCCTGTACGGGGTGGTATCCGCCTGTCAAGACGTCTGTCTTGGATTAGCATACCAGAAAAATCCGGTATATATTCCAAGACAGGTATTCGGTATTGGCAAGATCCCGACTAACTGGTCACCAGTTAGTTGGGCTAATGCCATAATGAGTCAGAAAACTCACCCGAGGAATGTGTCATACACAATCCTCAGGGAGTTAGTAGGAGAAAGAGAGAGTTGCTTGACAAAACTCCGGGGAGTTATGTCAAGCAACACTCATTTCGACAAAGAATCATATTTGGAGATCAAAACGATCCCAAACGATGATCCGATCAAGAAATTCGTAGCCGTAAGGGCAGACCAATGGGGATTATTCCCCGCTGGTGTGATCCAAAGGTTAAAAGGTAACAACAGGTTGATACCTGAATCTAAGATTCAGGCATACTATCTGTTTCAAGAACGCATAAAAGAACTTTCTCAGGACAAGCCTGAAAATGACCTTTTTGAAACGATTAAAGGTATGTCCCACCTTCTGGACACAGCAACTAATGCTGATGTCCAAAGGGTGGCGCAAAAAATGAAGAAATTCTCTAACTCTCCTTGGACACTAGGTGTCGAAAGAGAGGAGGATTTGTACCCAAATACTGTGATAAGTGTTCTGGAGAAGTCCAACCCCCTTCGGGTTGACCTCCCAGAATTCACTTATCTCGAAAGATTCAACAAACCTCCACCTGTTGATACTCCTTTTGAAAGGGGAATGAACAGGTTGGAGGATTGGTTTTACGAAAATTATGAAGCCATACTAGATGGTAGGGAGTATACCCTACCACCTACTGACGTCATAGAAGATGACCCGATAATCATATTACAAGCAGACAGGTCTGCTTGTGAAGTGATTATCGTAATTACGAACGATGTGAAACTTGTCAAGCTTGCGGTTAACAAGATTCCATCTAAAGACATATGGAGAGTTTCCGAAAAGCACTCGAAGAACGTCTCGGAAGCACTTCGATCGAATTTATTGTCGATCAAGGTGCTTTGGAGACCTATCTTATGAAGACCGATATTGACGACACCAGGTACCCTGATTTCGCCAGTCCGATCGAACGTACGAAAGTACGATCTCAGGCCGATATATACGACGTATATACGGCACCGAGACCGTTAACTGGTGAGAACATCTTCGAGATCGTAAAGATCCCGATGTATGCCCTCACACGTAAACGTAGAGCATTGCCACGTACCTAGATGGTACTTAGTGGTGCTCTAATGCGCTGGTATCCACACTTCCGAGCGATCGGACGGTTAGCAACTTTGCAGCCGCTCCGTAGCGATCGGT